AGATAAGCCACGAGTAAGTTTAATAATGTGTATGCGCCATAATCGATAATCGCGCTATTTATAACGTCGAGATGACGTAAGGACATAAAATGAGTACGTTCAATCCTCCTGCTGATATTGCTCAGATCACACTGGCAAAATCCTCAGACGTTAATGCGGTAAAAGCCGCGACAGGTATTGCCTTTGGGTTACTGCCAAATGAAACTAAACTTCAACGCGGTACAGTAAACTTTTCTGTAGATACCGGCACGGCTAATAGTTATGTCGTTACTCTCGATGCGTCCATCACTACTTATACCGACGGCTTACAGGTCGTATTCAGACCGCTAAATAGCAATACTGATATTTCCACTATTAACTTAAATGGCATTGGGGTACGGTCAATTCGGCTTACCGATAGTAATCCGATTCAAGCAGGGGACATTAGTGCAGGGGCGATTATTGATGTTCGCTACAGTACAGCAACAGGCTTCTTCCATCTAACACCTAACTCAGCTATTTATGCACATGATGCCGGTGTATCTGCGACAGCCGCAGCATCAAGTGCCGTTGCTTCAGCATTAAGTGCATCCGACTCATTAAGCTATAGAAATACCGCAGAAGGTTATAAAAATACAGCGGTATCTAGTGCTGCCGCAGCCGGTTCAAGTGCAACAGCATCTGCTTTGTCAGCATCCGACTCATTAAGTTATAGAAATACCGCAGAAGGTTATAAAAATGCCGCAGGAGATAGTGCTGCCGCAGCAAGTTCGAGTGCTGTTGCTTCAGCAGGCAGCGCATCTGACGCATTAAGTTATAGAAATACCGCAGAAGGTTATAAAAATACCGCAGGAGATAGTGCTGCCGCAGCCAGTTCTAGTGCAACATCCGCAGCAGCCGCTTATGATTCGTTTGATGACCGTTATTTAGGTGCAAAAACATCCGATCCAACGCTTGATAATGATGGTAATGCGCTACTTACCGGTGCGCTGTATTGGAACACAACAGCAAGCGAAATGCGGGTTTACAGTGGAAGTGCTTGGATAACAGCTTATTTACCTGCTTCGGGATACCTAGCTCTATCTGGCGGCACGATGACGGGCGCAATTAATTTTGCGTCTAGTCAAACTGTTGATGGTACTAACGCCATAGGCTATATCAACATTCCTCAAAACATCCAATCAGCGGCTTATACACTTGTTGCTGCTGACGCTGGAAAACATATATTTCATCCAAGTTCCGATACCACTGCTCGGACGTTTACTATCCCTGCAAATAGCTCTGTAGCTTATCCGATAGGAACTGAGTTAACAGTTATCAATCAGTACGGAGCAGGCGATGTTACGTTAACTTCTGTTGATACGTTGCGTATTATATCTACAGGAACAACGGGAAAAGCACTACTAGCAACAGGGGGAATGGCTAAATTAATTAAGGTAAATTCAACTGAATGGTTAGTTAGCGGGGCGATAAAAGCTCCGCCTGTTATTGGAGAAGCTCTCGGTGGTGGATTCTATGCAGGGCAAATAAATGTATCTGGTACAAAATATAATCTAATTGTTGCGCCTAAATCAACAGGTGATGTGGGTAGTAAAACATGGGGGATAAATAATGTAACGACAGGTATTACCTCGGATATAAATGGCCCTACAAATAGCGCATCGTTAGCTGCTCTTGGTGCATCGTATCAAGCGGCTACGTTTTGCGAAGGGTTAACTATTGGAGGTTATACAGACTGGTATTTACCCGCTAGAAATGAATTAGAAGTTTTATACTATTATTTGAAACCTAGTACATCTTCCAATGCTGTCGGTGCGGGTTCAAACGCCAATGCTGTTGCACCAGAACCAATTAGTACAGGTTACACCAGTGGTTCTCCTGCTCAAACAACTGCTACTGGTGTAGATGGGTTTAGGACTGGTGAAACAAACGCATTTGCTTCTTATTATTACTGGTCATCAACAGAAGGAAATACTGCAAATCGCGCGTATAGTTTGCATTTTGATAATGGCGGTCAATATACCTATGATCAAAAAACTGAAGTTTTCTACGTCAGAGCCGTCCGCAGAGTATTAGCATAACAACAGGAAATAATCATGTATATACAAATCACAAACATTGACGCAGACACAGGTATTCTTTGCACAGATGCACCTATGCGCACAGGCCCAGCACTTCCAAATGTGAAAGGCTTTCAATTTATTTTTGCTAAAGAATCAGCTTATCCTATCGATACAAACGCTGATGGCTCTTATGCTGAAATGCCTTTGTATTATGGGACGTGCGATGACGATGCAGATACTACTTTAGTTGGTGTAGTTAAGGTGCTTTCAGAAGTTGAATTTAATGCAGATAAACAAGCAGAACATTTGGCGCGTCAACCGTACCCATCATGGGGGGGTGACATTAATACGATGTCATGGCAACCACCTGTACCTTATCCACAAGACGACAAATACTATCGCTGGGACGAATCAATAATTAATTGGGTTGAGGTGAACAATGCCCGATGAAGCCTGTCGTTTAGCTAAAGCTGAAAATGAAATCACTAACTTAAAGTCAGATATTCATGAACAGTCTAAAAAACTTGACGCAATAATCAAATCTATTGATGAAATGAAAGCTGACCAGAGTCGGTATAAAGGCTTCATTGGCGGAGTGGTTTTCGCTGTTGGCGCATTGTTCTCCTTTCTAACATGGTGGACAGGTAATAGGTAATGGAATTCCTGCAATTCGCCACCGATGTCGGTTTTCCCATAGCGGCTGCCTGTGTGGGGATGTACTTTGTATTCCTCACTATCAAGTTCCTACTTGATAGTGTGCTTGAGAAGATCAAAAGCCTTATCGGTATCATCAAGCAACTTGATAGACGAGTGACGGCTATGTCACAGGATATCATCAAGATAGATGTACTCATGACTGAGGCACTCGATATGCCTATTGAGAAAGAGAAAGTGGCACGGTTTAAAAATCCACAAGAGGAGCGCACTGACTGATGGATATTGACGCACTTGCAAAGTATATCAACCAATACGGTTTCCCTATCATTGCATCAAGTAGCATGGGGTATATCGTCTACTTTGTTTGGATATGGGTAACGACTATTGTTAAGCCTATTCTAAACGAAACCACGGATGCGCTAATCGAGCTAATAGACCAAATACGTCTGCTCGATAATGACATGATCCGCTTAACACAAAAATTGATAACCGTACTTTCTATGAGAGCAAAGAAATGAACATTGGTAAAAAAGGTCTAGCGTTAATTAAAGAGTTTGAGGGTTGTAAATTGACTTCTTACAAATGCCCTGCGGGTGTGTGGACAATTGGTATCGGATCAACGCGATATTCAGATGGTAGCGCAGTGCGGCAAGGTCAGACTTTAGCAAATGAAGAAGCGGCTTTACTGCTATTATCTAAAACATTAGCGCCTTATGAACACGCGGTAAATGCAATCAAAGTAGAGTTAACACAAAATGAATTTGATGCTTTGGTATCACTCACCTACAATATCGGAGCAGGTAATTTAGCCAGTTCGACACTAGTCAAAATGCTCAAAGCCGGTGACAGTAAAGCGGAAATTGCAAAGCAGTTTTTGCGTTGGGATAAAGCAAATGGAAAACCACTTGCGGGTCTTACGCGACGACGCAATGCCGAAGCAGAGTTATTCTTAACGCCCTAATAAATAAGCCGCTTTTCAGCGGCTTTGTTCTATCTGCAATTGGTTCTTAACAAGCCATCGAGAATAAGCGTGTTCTGGCGATTTACCAGTACAGGTTATCGTATCTTCCCACTCGGTATAACATACCCAAAGCCGACCTATTTTTCTAAGTTTAGGTTTCATTTTCATCATCTCGGCAATCTGCATTACACCATCTTCTACTATGTCCAACGTAATCTCCACAATTCCAGCATAAGCCGGTTGGGTTTGATGTATCAATATTAGCGGCTTTCTTGCGAATGATACCAATTGCTTTATCACGCATCATTTCTTCATGTTGAGCCGCTAAATCCGTATTCCCTTCTTCTGTTGCCATTTTCTTATTTCTCGTTAAATTGCACTGACTTGGCAGTGACCATAAATTAATAGGCGGTAGTACCAAGTCAGACCATGTAAGCATATTATTTTGGGTTATGAATAGATACTAATCGGTTTAAATACCATTGTGCTTTTTGCAAGTCCTCATAGGCTTTACCTTTACTGCGATAGCGCCATAAATACTTAAACGCATTACCTCGCAAATAGCCAATAAATTCCTCAGCGGTTAACATTTCTTCCATCGCTTCAATACATTCTATTTTACCAGTTTTATAGTGCGAAGGGGAGTTCACCATGTCGACTTTAGGTGGACTATAATTACCAAAACCATGTTCGATTATCTTTTTAATCGCCTCGGGATCTGGACTGCCTGCGTGTACACTATCCCCAGTAAAGAATTGACCCTGTGTGTAGGCTTCACATAGTTTTTGTGTTTTGTTTGTACTCATAGTAGTGTCATCTCCCAACCTGTTGGTTTAAATGTTTGATTGCGTATAAATGCTTTATACAGTTTAGTATCTAACGAGCTTTCTTCTTTGCGCTTACGTCTTTGGACAGCGGTTTTCATACCCATTTGGTGCATACACATTTTACAAGTTAAACTAAACTTAGCAAACAGCATAGTAGGTTTGGTGTAACCGCATTCTTCACACAGTCTAAAATCACTCATCGTCTAGTTCCACAAAGATGTTAGGTGCGATACCATGTAGCTGACGGTTAATCTCATGCGCTACTGCTCGTATCTCCCACTGCACTTCTTTACCGCTACGCAGTTTAATAAAGTCATACCACGCTTGGAAGTTTCCTACTACAAGAAGCTCTGTTGTTGTACCCTGTGGCAGGATGAATCGTGCATCTTCTTTCTTAACGCCATTTTTGATTAAGTTTTCATATAATATTTGAGCGTTATAAACAAAATCCTGTACGTCATATTTGCTAATGCTTTCTGGAATAACTACATTGGTTTCTTCTTCATTACAATATCGCTGACTACGTTGCAAGAAATCAAGATGCTTACTGCGAACAAACTGATGTGAACAAATACGGCTAATATCCTCAACTAAAAACGTAGCATGAGCAAAGCGCAGTGTTGATAAATGCCCTTTAGTTACGCAGTGATATGCTCTCTTAATACACTGCTCTGGTGATTGCTCACCAGTCTTACCGTAGCAGATACCTGCAAGTAATCCGATATGTTCTTCTGGATTAGGTGTGTTTTGAACTAGAGTTACTTTCATTTCTTTTTCTCATTCAATTCAAACATTAAAAATTCAATTCGCGCGTCCCATAACTTTTCAAGTTCTTTTTGCATGGTTGCATATTCATTTTCTAGATTTTCATATTTTGCAAAGAATTCATCTGGGACTTCCATTATGTATCTTGAATCCTCGGAAGAAGTATCTTTAGATAAGAATAAGACCTCTATTCTATCTTCAAAATTTATAATTACTTTCATTTCTTCTCCTCAGTAAGTGAGTAGGGATGACACGTTAAGTTCCATCTACCATGCACCTCAAGTGACTTTAATACAAAGTCTTGTCTTGTTGCGGCTGACTCGCATGATGGTTTGTCTGCAAAAATCGTTGTTGTTTGTGTAACTTCGCCAAACGCTACAATGGTATTAATTAGAATATAGGCTGTTGTTGCAATCATTTGTTATCTCCTGTGTTGCGCTCAAAGTGACCAAACATATCCCATGCAAATTTGTCACCATTCCGGTCAAGCCAGTGCAATTCTAAAACAGCTTCTTCTGCGCCTCGCGGTGCTTTGCTCCAGTCTATTTCAAACTGTTGTGTTGTTTGCCGTTCATTCCATTTTAGCAATAAATCTTCAAACCAATCTTCGTCACAGACATGCACGTTTGACATGATGTCTTCAAGTTGCTTTTGTGTTAATAATGCCATGTTATTTCCCCGTACTCCCAAAGCCACCACGATCAGTTGAATTGCTGAATTCATCAACCTCCACAAACTCTGCTCGTATCACTGGTGTAAACAGCATTTGAGCAATGCGATCCTGTGGGTTAATTTTATAGACTCCTGTACCGGTATTCTTGATAGATACAAACAATTCTTTCTGGTAATCCGCGTCAATTAGCCCTACGCTATTACCTAACTTGATCCCGTAATTATGCCCTAAGCCACTTCTCGGAAGAATCAAAGCCGCTACTTCACCATCAAATACATTGATAGCAAGACCTGTTGGTATCAACGCTGTTTCGCCTAAGTCCAAAGTCATGGCTTTGCTGATGTTTGCTCGCAAATCTACCGCTGCTGATTTTTCTGTAGCATAGGTTGGGATAACTGCTGTTTTGTCTAATCGCTTAATTTCAATTTTCATTTTGTTTCCTCACATTGGCAATGGGCTTTCTCATTCTGTTTTACGTTACTAACATCACTAATAAACGCTAACCCTACTAACATTAATACCAAACCTACCCAACCTAATAGTTCAAAGTTGTACATTCTCTTTCTCCAGTACATAGTCGGTTAAGTCACCAATAACTTTAATCAGTTCGTCTTGATGGTAGTCCGGCACATCGGTTTGCATAAAGACATACATCTCTAAACCCGACAGCAGTTTTAAGATTCGCAGTGCTTGTTCTTTAGTCATTGTCTTTCCTCTTAAATCTTCTTCGGCTTTTGCATAGCCTTTTTTGTATTCGTCCAACCCTTGGCGAGGAGTTATATTAAGTTGTTTTATTACGCCTTCAATTAATTCGTCACATTCTCTTTCATTCATAACTCAGCCTCATCAATAATTTCCTCAAAAGAATTAAAAAAATCATCTTCAGTTATAACAAACATTTCACGAAGTTTATTCGCATTAAAATAAGCAATACCATCAACCCATTTATCGCCAATTTTTACATGACACGCAGCTTCAAGTAAGCAAACGTCACCAGTTTTTGTGTTCTTGTATTGGATACTCATAACTCAACCTCCCCAGAATTCAACATATCGCAAGCCTTTTGTGCTGCTTCTTGTGATGTAAAATAAGGTATAATAAACTGACACTGAAACTCTAATCCTACAAACCATATTTTGTCAGTCGTATGAAAGTGGATATGAAACTTACTATCATTTGAACGCCAATCAACCACCTCATCACCGCACAACTCATCACGCAATGCTAATAATCTATTAAACCTACGCATCTCAACTGCTGCGCGTTCCGCTTGTTGTCGCGCTGGACGCTCCACTCCAAATTCCTTATGCGGGGTATCACTGCCGCCAACTACTTCAGACACCTTTCCACTACTTTGAATAAAAAAGTTCCCACCTTTAGGTTGCCACTTTCTGACTGTTGCCATACTGACTCCCCCACATTGAGTATGTTTTTCTAGCTCAATAACTCTGTATTCTAAATTCTTAATCATTATTTCGTATTCGAACATTTTATTATCTCCTCAACCACATTTAGAGTCGCCACAGCTAGTACACGTCATACACCCGTCCATCAGAATCAGAGCTTTGGTATTACACTTAGTGCATAGTTGCATCTCAGCACCCTTGGCTTCTTCTTTCTTAGCTTCTAAGTACGCCTGCTGATGCTCATCCACTTCAACTTTAATTACGCCAATGCTTTTTAAATGTTGCTCGATAACTGTTCCAATCTCAGCAACAAGTGATGGCATATACACACCACCTCTTTTGTAATACCCACCCTTCGGGTCAAACACGTTTTTCAGCTCCTCAACTAAGAAAGTAGAGTCACCTCCTTTGCGCCATACCGCAGACACTAAGCGTGTTAATGCAAGTACCCACTGGAAATGATCCATGTTCTTAGAGTTGATGAACATCTCATACGGATGGTGGATATCATCAAGCACCATGTCATTGATCGTAATGTACAAAGCGTGTTCACTCTGTGGCGTTTTAACTTTGTACGTTGTACCGGTTAGACAATTTGGTCTAGGTAGCAATTCGTGCATAAGTTGCGCGGATACTGGCATTTCAGTTGTCAAGGAATCCTTGTCTACTACTTTGTACCCTACAATCTTTTGTTCAATTTTCTGTGGCATTGGTAACTCCTGCTTTATCATCTGAAATAACGTCAAAGAATCGCTCTCTTTCCGCTTTATTTAAATTAGCTAAGGCTTTGTATAGCTTTCTGCTTTCACCGTTGTGCTGGCGTATTAAACGTCTACACCGTGCTTGGAATTGCTCCTCATTCAAATCATTAATGAGTCCAAGTGTGAACACCTCACTAGCAAATCGGTCTTTTAAAAATGGTGATAAGCCGATAAAGATTTGTGAGATGTTCATCTTTGATGCCTTATGTCATTAAAGATAGGTCTACGTTCTCTGCACTCGTCACATTCTCGATACCCAAGGCTGTTATATATTCGCCAGTGACTGTGTTTACAATGGGTCGCATTGGGCGTAGGTGCTACAGGTTCAACTCGTCTAACCTTGTCTAATGCCATAGCCATACGCCCGTTAAAACTAAACCTAAAACAAAAAATACCAGTGATGCGATATCCTCAATCTCCATCGGCATACTCCACTAAGAAGCACACAATCATCACCACAATACCTGTAAAGAATATCAATTCACCCATTGTTCTTCTTCCTCCAATGCGCGAAGCATTAATTTAAGTTGTTGAATTTCTTTAAGTAATTGAAGTTTGATTTTCTTCAGTTCTTTTTTATTCTTTTGTGCCATTGTTAAACGAGTCATACACTCTAATCTTGTCATCTCACCACCATATCACCTTGCGCATTGCGCTGAATTTCGTAAATCCCATATACCTTTTGATCGCGGATCATGAATTCACCTATTTTTGTTTTAATTACTGTTTCATCATTGCGATGTACAAGTTCATCGATTAAGATTCCTCCACACATTCCCACAACAAAGGTTAATATCTGCATCGCAGTTTCAAAATTGTCTTTCATAATTGCACCATCCTACGTTTAACTTTTGCTCTAGCTGAGTCCATATCGCTAACTTTCCATGTAAAACTTTCTCTGCCTTTTGGTGAGCGTTGTGTTTTGCCTGTTGGTTCAATACATAATCTTTCCATGTGAAACATCAATGTATTTTGCGGGATATTGTGCAACTGGCTATATTCTTTAAGTGTTGTTTCGGTCATTGTACTGTTCCCGTTTTAACATCATTGCAAATAGCAGTGATTACTCTTGTTGGGCGTTTACTCATTTGGTATGCACCAAAGGCAAAATTGTATTCTTCTTTTGCATTCATGCACCCTTCCATTGAGTCGTAAGGTAGAACGCTTGTTGTGTACGCAATACGTTCTACTTGTGTCGTGTGACCTTTTTTGTCGATAGTCGTTTCGACAGTTAAAAATGACAAGGTCAATGTCATTGTTGCTATTAAACTCATCGCCCATTCTCCTTTAAACTGGATTCAATTAAATTGACATAATCTTCTGATATTTCAATGCCAATGTAGTTTCTGTTATTTTTCTTAGCCATACGAAGCGTTGTGCCGCTACCTGCAAATGGGTCTAATACAGTGTCACCTTCATTTGACCAAGATAGAATATGGTCTTGTGCAAGTTGCTCTGGAAACACAGCAGGATGACCTTTTACTTTATTAAATCCAACAGAGTATTTCCAAATGTTATTTCTTGGAGAATGACTTGGTACAGGTTTTATATTATTTGTCTTAACTAAATTACCTTCTTTATCATACTGTGTATTGTTCCCCCAGTTTGTGTGACCTGCCCATTTATTCTCTTTGTCACATAGCAGATTGCATTTTGGAGAACCTTTACTAAATACAAACATATACTCAAAAATCTGAGTGTAACGATTACCGTTTCTTTTTGCTGGAAACGATGAAGAATTTTTTTCATATATCATCGTATCGTGCAATCTAAACCCAATTGAATTGAAATATAGTGCTTGTTTAAATGAAGTAAGTGTTTCACTGCCATTTACACATTGGTCGCCAACAATCCAAACAACTACTCCGCTTTCTTTAGTTACTCTAAATAACTCATTAGCAATTGTTTCAAAATCAAATTGAAACCCGTTATAAGAACGCAAATCATCATAAGGTGGTGATGTAACTGTTAAATCAATACTGTTAGCTGCCAATTGCTTTAATACGTCCGCACTATTTCCAAGCATTACTGTATTTAAACTCATCGCCCATTCTCCTTAACTGCATTACGCAGTAACTTTCTTAGTCGTTTGTTTTCTTGTTGTGCCACACTGCCGTATGCAGAATTGATTAAAAAACAAAGAATCATTAGAAGATAAGCAATATTACTTTCGTCTAAATATTTTAAAAATTCAATTAATGCGTCCATTGTCTGTGTCCTCAGTTATTACGCTACCAATGTTGCCGAATTACTGCCAAGCTCTTGTCTAACATCATCAAGTAATTTAATACAATCACTAATTTGACTGTTTATTTCTTTGATGAACAGTTCTCTATCCTCTTGTTTCTCAGTGCTACCTACTAAATAACCAACAGCTTGCACAAGCTCAAAGGTTAAATCGCTAAAGGCTTCTCGTTGATCATCATGCTCAAGCGCAGTTCTTAGTAATCTTGAAATAATATCATGGTGGTTAAATTTTCTTTGGTTCGACATATCTATCTCCTAACATTTTGCGTAATTGTTTTTCAGTGTCTATTGCTCTTTGTTTATTGAATGCGTCCCATTGGGAGTGCGTCCAATATTTCCTCTCGTCTTCTTCCTCTTCAGCATACCAATACGCATCAGAGGTATTATCTTCAAATACTCGCATTTGGAAATTCCTCATCTAACTCATTTAAAACATAAGTTAGAATATTATTTACCTCCTCAATAAATTCTTCTCTTTTTGTAGTCTTTTCTTCTGATTTAATCATTGTTCCAATTCCGTAAATTAATTCAAAAAATAAATCTGCTTTAACGTCACTGTTTTTTTCTACATAAGCATTTTTTAACATATTGACAATGATTTCATTATGGTCGTATTTTATTTCTGACATCTTTCATAACCTCTTGTTTGTGTTATACTTAATTTGCATTTCATTCCAACTGATTGAAATGCGTTCATGTGTTAGACTCCTCGACTCAACCTACCGTCTAGTGTTACCTTTTGGCGGTAGGCTTTTTCTTTGAGTCGTGTTTATTGTACTTATTTTATTTGCTCAGTCAACCTTAACTTAACTATTTTAACGCGCGAAGTAAGTCAGATTGAACAATATCTTTTAATTTCAATACGTTAATAATTCGCTCATCAATGCAACCTTTGCAGACCAAGTGGATAATCCGCACTGCCATCGTCTGTCCTTGCCGAAACAATCGAGCATTAAATTGCTGGTAATACTCCAAGCTCCAGCTCAGTGAGAACCACACAATCATGCTACCGCCATGTTGGATGTTTAGACCGTGACCGGCTGACTGGGGATGGGCAAAAAGCAAAGGGATGTTACCCTCATTCCAATCATCAATCGTGCTTTGATGCTTATCGAGTACACGGGCATTGGGGAATCGTTTAAGCAATCTCTCCAAGTCGCTTTTAAAGTTATAGGCAACAAGGATATTCTCCCCATCGTTCTGCTCAATAATGTCCTCTAGTGCATCTAACTTAGCATCGTGAACTACTTCATAATTTTTAAACTCATCGATGTACACAGCGCCAGAGCAGTACTGCAGGAGTTTATTGGCAAGTGATGCAGCGCTCATGGCTTCCACTTCGCTATTCTCAAACTCAATATAAAGATTTTTTTCAAATAGTTTATATTTTTCAATAACTTCCTTGTCTAAATCCAATTCTTGATAAAGGTCAATGTAATCGGGCATCTCCAAGTAATCACTGGTTTCCATCGAAATAGTAAAGGGTGATATCAGCGTTTCAATTTTACTTTGAGAATCGGATCGCGGAATATACTTGTATCCGCTGTAATCCTGTTCAAAGAATCGCTGTTTGTAGGAAGTCATTGTTCGACCAAGTGCTTTACCGTAATCTACCAGATAGCATTGCGCCCATAGGTCAAGTAACCCATTAGGGGAGGGTGTACCTGTAAGTAGGGTAATATAGTGAATGTAGGGGAGTGCTTTGCGCAGTGCTTTAACTCTCTTACTTTTGGGGGATTTGAACGAGCTACTTTCATCTATAACCACCATATCAAAGGGGAATTTGTCTTTATAATGATTAACAAGCCACACGACATTTTCTCTATTGATAACATAGACATCCGCGTCATGGTGCAAAGCAGCTAGTCTTTTAGATTCCGTGCCTGTGCAGATTTTGAATTTCAAATCTTTGAGATGTTCCCATTCCTTTGCTTCTTGCGCCCATACGCTGTTAGCGACTCGTAGTGGTGCGATAACCAGTGCTTTGCTAATCACACAGGCATCAAGTAGATCGCGTATTGTAGTGAGTGTAGAGGCTGTTTTACCCATACCCATTTTAAGAGCGCAGAATGTTCGCTCCTGTTCTATTTGAAACTTGGATGTGCGCACTTGATAGTGACGCAGTTCATCTCTAGTGCGCATAATCGCCTTCCACAGGTAATCTATAAAGTAATAGCGTATCGACACTTTCTTTTGAATCAATAACATAGACATGAACGCCCATATCACGTCGTTTTTGATGATCGCGTTCTTGTGCTTCGCTAGGTTTCTTTTTTGGCGCTTTGCATTCAACAAAAAATATCGGTTGAAATGGCAAGGTTACTAATCTGTCTGGAACAAAGCGTTTGTTAGGTGACGTAAACTTCTCACACGTTCCACCTACTTTTTTGATTTGATCGCACAGGTATTTTTCAATATCTTTTTCAAGCATTTTCTATCCTCATTGTAAAAGAAACTCAAACGAAAAAATTAGTCTGAGTTTCTAAATATAACCAACACCTTTTAGCACTTCGTTTGCTTTGGTGTAGTAATAATAAAAATCAACATCATCTGGGAAACTATCTGGTAAATTCATCAACGGACGACACCCTTGTGACATTGGGACTTTGTTGCCATTCTTTGCATAGACGAGTGACATATCAACAAGACTTGAACTGCTACTGTGATAAAAGCGAACGGCTTTACCAAGATAATCCCCTTGGAATAATGCGCCACCTGTCACTCTGCGAACGGTGACAAACTTTCTAATGTCATCGCAATCAGTGACCGTCTTTTCAATCGGTGTACCGTTAGCAATGAACTGCGCTACTGCTTCATAGATAATCAAGCCGTCTGGGTTCTTACTCAGTGACGCTTCACCAAAACAACCTTTGCATTTGGTTTTACCATCTAGTTTTACAGCAATGTAATTATTCACATCGCGTGAGGCAATCTCGCGGTAATCTGTTTGCTCAAGCGTGTAACTGGTAGCAATTTCCCAATCGAATAGGATGTCTTGAAGTTTGGGTATTTGGCTTTCGTGATAATACGTCACAATGCCGTCAGTGTTTGCACTCACTACCTGTATGCCATTGAGTTCAAGTTCTTCAATTAACATCAATAAAGAAAGCTGCCCAGTGATTGTGGTTTGCAGAAGTAATTGTGGTGAGTATAAGCTACTGTATTTGCTACCAAATTTACCAAACGATCCATTGAGTACGATTTTTAGGGTATCGGCAGTGACCTTATCACCCGTGTGTTTAGCTGTGATGCGTTTCTTTACAATTTCTCGGTAAAGATTAAGAAACGCTTCGCCCATCGTTTCGGGGAATAGTCTTTGGTGCAGGATAATACTTGGGTAATAACTTGCTACGTCAAAGTCAGATAAGTGAAAGCCACCTGTTGCCGTAATATGTTGCGCAGTTTCGCGTGAGTGGAGTCCACCGATACCCATTTGATAAGAGCCTTTGCCAATACTAATAGGCTCAATTAACCACTGGGGGAGTTCAACACTGCCGTTATCTTTTAGCGTGAAGGTTTCATAAAGTAGTTGGTCAAAGATATCGCAGAGCGTCTGTGTTTTAAACTGAATAATCTCTGGATTTCGATAGCTGAACGTGTAGTTTGCATCGTACTGCTTTGGGCGATAATGCTCACCCGTTTGCTCGTACAATTCCGATTTGATAATCGCTTCAGCAATCTGCGCATCGGACTTGGAATTGAGGTTAATGCCGTACTGCGCTGTCATCTCTTTGCGCAAGTCTATCTGCCCTTTCAGCGCATCAAACAGCTCACCTGTTACTTGCGTATCGTTTTTGCAATACTTGCGCATAAGGCTACGCTCAGTATCCTGTATCAGCGCATTAGGATCGATTGGCAAGTCTTGCATTTTCTTGGTGTGAATTCGCCCACCGTAGATTTTGAGTGACGCTTGACCAATAGGAAGTTCAATAATATCAATGTGATACTTGTAAGCAGGCACGTTGAGTTTATGTTCACGCAGTATCTGCCAAGTAACTTTCTGTGAGGTGATTATTTTAGTAGAGAGTTTGTGGAGTTTCTTGCAATCCC